GCGGAAGTGGAGGAGGCGCGGGAACTCGACCGACCACGAGGAGCCGAGCCGCACCCTGCGGTGCGCAGGCAGCAGCCGGGGGCGACGGTCCCGACTGCCACCCGGCACGATGCCACAACCCGCCGTCCGCGATCCAGCGCAGCCTTGACGCCGCAGGCATCGTGTTAGCATTTTGCCATCATGGACGCGCAGGACGCAGACGCATCGCCGCCGTGGCCCAGGTCGATGACCGCTCCATCCGCAAGGCGTACAAGGGCGGCGCGGTGATGAAACCGTCGACGTGGCACCGCATCGCCCGGGCGGCGAAGAAGCTCGGGCTCGAGGCCCCGGAGAAGCTCGTCACCGGCGCGAAGTAGCCTCGGGCGCCCTCATGCCCGCCTCGGCGATCCCACCCCACCTCGCTCACCTCTCGCGCGCGGAGATCATCCGCCGCGGCAAGGCCGCGCGCGCTGCGCGGGTGCGGCTGCAGCAAGCCATTGAGGAGGCGGCGAAGAAGCAGGAGGCGGAGATCGAGGCCGCGGAGGGGCGACGCCTCGCTGAAGACGCGGAGGCGTGCCGCGCCTCGTTATCGAAGTTCGTCCGCGCCGCGTGGCCGATCGTCGAGCCCGCCCCCTTCGTCGGCGGCATGCACATCGACGCGATCTGCCTGCACTTGGAGGCGGTCACGCGGGGCGAGATCCGACGCCTCCTCGTTACAGTGCCACCTCGGCATTCGAAGTCCCTGATCGTGTCGGTGCTGTGGCCGGCGTGGATCTGGATCTCGCGGCCGGAATGGCGTTCCCTCTTCGTGTCGCACTCGTCGGCGCTGTCCGTCGAGCACTCCCGGCTGTGCCGCCAGCTCATCGAGAGCGACTGGTATCAGGAGCGCTTGGCGAAGCCGGGCGGGTGGGCGCTCGCCGAGGATCAGAACGCGAAGGACGACTACCAGACGACGCGAGGTGGACGCCGGGCGAGCTACGGCATCACCAGCAAGATCACCGGCCACGGCGGTGACCTCGTCGTCGTCGACGATCCGCTCGCCGACGCCGACGCGCTCTCGGAGGCCGCGCGCAACGAGGCGAAGCGCATCATCGGCCGCGAGCTGCCGGTGCGGCTCAACGACCAGAGGACCGGCCGCATGGTGATGATCATGCAGCGGCTCCACGACGACGATCCGGCGGCGTTCGTGCTTTCAGGCGGGCTGTGGGAGCACCTCTGCCTCCCGACCGAGTTCGAGATCCACCGGCGCAGCGTCACCTACCGCATCCGGCACCAGCCCGAGGGCGCCGTGCGGGAGGAGCTCTGGCGAGACCCGCGCACGCAGGAGGGCGAGCTGCTCAACCCTGCCCGCTTCCCGCGCGAGGTGGTGGAGGAACTCAAGAGCGCGACGGTCCTCGGCGCCAGCGGCTTCGAGGCGAAGCACCAGCAGCGGCCCTCGCCCGAGGGCGGCGGCCTGTTCAAAAAGGCCGATTGGCGATTCTGGAAGCCCGACGGCACCGCGCCGAGCGACGCCGACGGCATGATCGCGCAGCGCCCCCGCGGCTGCTACAGCGGCCCCGCGAATCCCCGGCCGTTCCGGATCGACCGCCTCGTGATCAGCGTCGACGGCACGTTCAAGGAGACCACGTCGGGATCGTTCGTCGCGATCCATGTATGGGGGGCGAGCGGCTCGCGGCGGCTCCTCCTCGACCGCGTTCACGCCCGGATGGACTACGACGCGACCGAGCAGGCCCTGGTGGGGATGCGGTCGCGCGGTCGCGAGTACCCGATCGGGGGCGTGCTCGGGAAGTGGTCCGATTACGAGCTGCTCGTCGTCGAGGACAAGGCGAACGGCTCCGCCCTGGTGAAGCGCCTCTCCGACGTGCTCGGCATCCCGCGCGTGATCGCCGAGTCGGTGAACGACGGCAACAAGCAGCAGCGCGCCAGCGTGTTCCTCCTGCCCTACGTTCGCGCCGGAAACGTCGAGCTTCCCGATGGGGCGCCCTGGCTCGACGAGTACGTCGGCGAGCACGCCGCGTTCCCGATGGGCCGGCACAACGATGACGTGGACGCGGGCTCCCAGGCCCTCAAGGTGCTCGGCGAGGAGAGCAGCCTCTTCGACACGATCGCCAACGGCCGGTACTAGACCCGCCTGCGAGCGCCGCCGCCTCGTCATCTTGCAATCACATCCGCGCCGGGATAGATTGCAAACACGAGCGGACACCCCGCCCGGTGCGATGGAGGACCACGATGTGCGACAGGATATTGCAGGCGTTGCATCGCGGTGATGCGCGGGCGCGAGGGGGCCGCGCTCGCCGCCCGGGTGCGTGACGTCGGGGAGGTCGACGGGGACGGCGTCCGCGCGCGTGCGATCGAGGCCGTGGCGAAGGGGCATTGCTGGGACGCGGCCGACATGAAGCGCGCGATGAAGGTGCAGCCCGACGGATGGCTGGCGAGGATGGTGGGCGTCATCGAGCACGCGCTGCGGGAGGAGCGCGCCCGCGCGTCGGCGCCCCCGTCCCCGCTGCCCGTGTCCGCTTCCGATGCCGCGCGCGAGCCCGCCGCGTGGTGGCCGGAGCGCTTTCTGTCGGCGCCGCTGTCCGAGCAGGAGGTGTTCATCGCCGCGCACAGCGCCCTGATGTACGGGCTCGACGGCAACGCAGAGCAGGCCGTCGAGGCGCTGCAGGAGGCGTGGCGGCTGCTCATGACGGAGAAGGCGCCCCCGTCCCCGCCGGAGGTGCTCGCGACCGCCGAGGCGACCGTGCGCAGCATAAACGTCCTCGATGGGCGCGTGGACCTCGAATCGGACGTGCCGACGTGGTCGGGGTGCTGGCCCGGCCAGCGCGTCAACGTCGCCATCCTCACGCAGGGCAGCGACGTGGCGCGCGCCACCGACGCGATCGGGAAGGTGAAGGCGCTGCTGGACGAGGCCGACAAGGCGCACACCCCCGTCGTGTCGGTGGACGCGCTCCGCGCCATCCTCGGCAAGTAGCTCCGCCCCGCGCCCTCCGCCCCGCCGCGCTGCGGGTGGTATCCTGCAGCGCACCATGTCGCAGCTCGTCGACCCCGCCGGCCGCCCCCTCGTCGCCTCGCCCCGCCCCGTTGTCGACCGATTCGACGGCTACGACCCGGCCGCCGCCGAGTCCGCTGCGCTCGGCGATCCCCGCATCAACGGCTCCCATCCCGACGCGGTGAACCCGATCACCGATGAGCCGCTGATGTCGCCGGAGCGCATGGACGGCTTCGTCAACGCGGTGTCCGGCCTCGGCGACCCGTCGGTCGACAAGGCGATGGGCGGCGCGTGGCAGGGCGCGGATTTCGCCTTCATCCGCATCACCTCCGCCGAGTGCGCGGCCCGGTACCGCGGCATCGGAATCGGCAAGAACGCCGTCGACATCTACCCCGACCAGATGACCCGCCGCGGGTGGGACGTGGAGATCCAGCTCGTCGAGGGCGAGGAGATGGTGGTCGACCCACGAATGAAGATGGACGCGATCCGGCGCAACCCGCTGCGTGCCGCCGCCGGCTGGCGCGACGAGGCCCGGCGCCTCGGGCGCTCGCGCAGCGACGCGAAGAAGCGCATCTATGCGCTGGAGCGCGCGCGGCGATGGGATGCCGTGGCCGCCGGCGACCTCCCGATCGATGCCGCTGGCGCCCCGCCGCCGGGGCCGCTTCCCGAGGTCAACGCCGACGGCGCGACCATTGGCGAGGAGGTGGAGCGCTGCGCCGACAAGATGAAGCTGACGCAGGCGATCCGGCAGGCGCTGATCTACGAGCGCGCGTTCGGCGGCGGCTGCGTGTTCATCGGCGTCGACGACGGAGGGCGCCCGCTCACCGATCCGCTCGACTGGAGCCGCGTGAAGCGGATCACTCACCTCACGCCGCTCCGGGGCGGGTGGGATGGCCCGGTCACGATGTGGCGCCCCTACAGGTACGCGATCTCCGAGAAGTACGGGCAGCCCGAGATCTTCCAGGTCGCCAACCAGACCGTCCCGATCGCGCCGACGCCGGCGCCGGGCGAGGTGCTGCCGAAGTCGGCCTACGAGTACCCGCCCTCGCCGTCGGGGCCGACGCTCTTCTACGTGCACGAGAGCCGCTTCCTGATCTTCGACGGCGAGCCGGCGACGATGGAGGCGCAGCAGACCGGGCGCGGGTGGGGCGACAGCGTGTTCACGCGCGCGGTCGCCTCGCTCGCCGACTTCGGGATGAGCTGGCAGGCCGCATCGACGCTCATGCAGACCGCCTCGATCGACGTCCAGGGGATTCCGGACTTCACGCGCATCCTCGAGGAGAAGAACGCCGCGCTGCGCAACAACTTCATCCAGTACGCGCTGCTCCAGTCGAAGATGACGTCGGTCACGCGCATCAAGTACATCGACTCGAAGCAGACCTACGACCGCAAACCCGTCTCCTTCAGCGGCATCCCCGAGATCCTGCGCGCCCTCGCCGACCGCATCGCGGCCGACTTCGACGTGCCCGTCTCCATCCTCCTCGGCAACCTCAAGGGCGGACTCGGCGCCCAGGAGGACCCGTCGCTGCGGTCGTTCTACGATCGCGTCGAGGGGCGGCAGGAGCTGCGCCTGCGCCCGCAGTTGCGGTACTTCTTCGAGGGCGTGTTCCGGTCGAAGCTCGGCCCGACGCGCGGGCGCGAGCCCGCGAAGTGGGACCTCTTCTTCCGCCCGCTGTGGCAGCTCTCCGAGATGGAGCTGGCGGACCTCCGCACGAAGACCGTCGCGGCTGACGTCCAGGAGATCCAGGCCGGCATCCTCGATCCCGAGGAGGTGGCGTCGACGCGCTACGGCGGCGTCGAGTACAACACCGGCCCGATCATGCTCGACATGGACAAGCGGCGCGCCCGCGAGCTGCCTGTCGGGCTCGAGGAAGACGACGCACTCCCCGCCGCGCTCGCCGCGCAGCCCGCCCCGGAGGCCGCCGTCCCGGCTCCGCCCGCGGCGCCCGCCAGCGATCCCGCCGCGACCGAGCCCACCGGTGGCACCACGCCGACGGCGCTCCCGATCCACATGATGCCGACGGACCCGATC